CGAGGCACCCTCGACACCCTTCGCCCCGGTTGACCCGCCAGAAGCGATGCTATACGCTTGAACAGGCATCCCCGGCGGCAGACCCCTACTGGGGCGATGCAAGGCCCGTTGGCAGGATGTAGGCACATCGGGGATCGCTACCCCGGTGCGAGCTGCGGTCGGTATCTTGCGACCGTGAGTCGTGGTTGGCAGCGGACTGATAAACCGTGTCGCCCTATCCGCGGCTTTTCTCCCCGTCAGTCTCGAGCTGCGGGGAGTCATTGGAGAGCCGGTTGGCCATGTCCAGCAGGATCTGGGCGTCTTTGGAGCATCCGGCCTGTTCGGCGTCCCAGACGGCCGACATGACCGCCATCCGCTCCTCGGTGGTGATGTACCGGCCGTTGACGCACAGCTCCTTCATCTTGTTGTATTCCTCAAGCGACTTGCCCAGCGACTCGCCGTCGAGCTTCCTTAGTTCTTGGAGATGCTCAATCTCCTCGACAAGATTGGCGATCAGCACAGCCGAGTATCTAGCCTTGAGGTGCTGTGGCAGTGAGGCGAGGTGAGCTTGAGCTGCCGCGACGATGTCAGTCATATCGTTCGCTCCAGCAGCTTGCGGAGCGTGGCGGCTGTCTGGTCATCCGGCACATACGCGGTTCGCAGCCTCGCTTCGGCGCGATAGATCGCCTCCCGCTCCTCGTCGGTGAGCGTGGGCGAGCGAAAGAGCGGGACGACTGCGGCATCGACATAGACGTTATTAGCCTCGGCGTGTTCGCGGAGCAGGCTGACGTACTGGTGATCGTTGTGCAAAATCGCCCACGCCACAGGCTCCTGCTGCACCGTTTCGCGACTCTCTACGCTACAGTTTCGCCGCACACTACCCTCGCACGGTGTAGCGTGCGCGGCGGGTGTAGCGTCGGCGGGTTCGATAGGCTCGGACCTATCAAATTGCCGCAGCCGCTCGATCTCATCCGCGGCCTGCTCCGAGAGCCTGTCCGTGGCCTTGAAAGCGTATGCCCTGTCGCGGAGCTGGTTAACGATGTCCCCAGCGTGGTGTTTTGGCGACCCGCTCCGCAGCATCTCAATCTCGCGGGCCGCCTCGTCCATGAGGTCGCTGGCCGGCACCGCATCGGTGGCGATGGCCCACCTCCGCAGGCGGGACACGATGTCCCCCGAATACTCAGTCATAGAGTAATTCCTCGCTGATCATGTCCCGAATCAGGTGCATGTGCCGCGCCAGTTCCTCGCTCGGCTCGCCGTGCTTCAGCACCCCACGGCAGTATTGAGCGATCTCCCAGAGGGCCGCGCGGGCTTGGGGGCCGTGTATGGCGGCAAGGAAGTCGGGGCGCTCCTTGGGGAGCTGGAACTCAAGGATGGCTTTCATGCGTTCGAGTCTACGCTCCTGTCAACCGCTACAAGAATTTCTCCGTAGCGTTTGACACGCCCGCATACTGGACAGGCGTGAGGTACGCCAGCGTATGCGATGGGATAGGTGCCGCTCATGTGGCTTGGAAGCCATTGGGCTGGGAATGCGCGTGGACGAGCGAGATTGAGCCATTCCCATCGGCCGTGGTCGATCACCACTTCGGCCTGCCCAACCTGGGCGACATGACAAAGATCACGGAGGAGATGCTCAATGCCAGGGGAACAGTTGAACTTCTGGTCGGAGGAACCCCGTGCCAATCCTTCTCAGTTGCCGGCCTCCGAGGGGGATTGGCTGATCCGCGTGGCAACCTGGCCCTCCGATTCGTCCAGCTTGCTTCTGTCCTCAAGCCCGAGTGGATCGTTTGGGAAAACGTGCCGGGTGTCCTCAGTAGCGGAAAAGGACGGGATTTTGGAACCTTCCTCGGGGCGTTGGAGCAGCTCGGGTATGGGTGGGCCTACCGGACGCTTGACGCTCAGTGGTTTGGAGTCGCCCAAAGACGCCGCCGTGTGTTCGTTGTCTGCCATGCTCGAGACTGGCGCCGTGCCGCAGCGGTTCTTTTTGAGCGCGAAAGCGTGTTCGGGAATCCTCCGACGCGCGGAGAAGCGGGGCAAAAAGCTGCCGGAGCAGTTGTCGCTCGCTCTGCGCGCAACGGCGGGGCAAGCAACCAAGACCTAGACGCCGGCCATCTGATTCTCAGCAACGATCCGGCCCACGCCATCTGCCGCAACGAACAGCGGACATACACCAATGAGGGCTGTGTGTTCCAGTTACGGAATGTGGTGGCCCAGCCAGCCCCTGACCCCGTGGCGTTTCAGTCCAACCTCGGCTCCCACGGGGGCGACGTGTTTGAGGACGGCACCTCGCCAACGGTGCGCGTCGGAAGCAGCCTGGGCATCCCCTTCCCGCCAGCAGTCGCCTTTAAGCCATCCCACTACACTCGCGGCAAAGATGGCGCGCCTTCTGAGGTTGCCGCGCCGCCTTCGGCTGATGCCGACAAGGGCGACCAAGATACGGTCGTCGCCCAAGGCATCGGTGTTCTTGCTGCGCCGATGGCCGTTCGCCGCCTCACCCCACGCGAGTGCGAGCGGCTCCAAGGATTTCCAGACGATTACACGCTGATCCCCTACCGCAACAAGCCGGTCGTGGACTCACCGAGATACAAGGCTCTAGGGAACTCAATGGCGGTTCCCGTGATGCGGTGGATTGGTGAACGAATAAATCTGGTGGTAGCGCTTGACACGCCCTTAAAACAGGGAGATAGCCGATATCACTCAACAAGCTTTAAGGGAGAAAGCCGTGAAGAACTATCTGGTGCGATGGAAGGAAACCGAACAAAAGCCCGATGACGAGAAACTCATCGGCATGATCAAAGCCAGGGATTTGCTCGACCTGTGGATGTCGATGGACGAGGTGATGAATCCGCATGAGGCTCAGTACCTGTCCGTGAAGGGCGAGGGCGGGGTCATCATGTACGGCAGCGAGCTGATGACAACGTCAAACATCACAGAGCAGCGGGATGTTGAGGGCGGCCCACAGTGGAAGACTTTCGTGGAGCTGGCCGGCGGCGAGCGTCTTTTTGAGTCCATGTACAAGAAATGGCATTCGGTGAAGAACGATGGATGACGAACCCCGCATCATCACGGTGGGAAAATCCCACCCTCCCACCGATGTCGCCAAATGGCTGCGAGAGCAGCCCCATGACCGGCGGATCGTCTTGAGCTGTGTGGATGCACCGAGCGTGAGGGGCGAGTACCCCACCCACCCCTCACCTGACCCGTGCGTGGATGTGATCGTGAACAGCCTGGTGGCCGGCCAGCGAGCTGGCGTCCTAGTCCGCGTGATGGATCACCAAGCTAGAGATCCGGCCCGCCTGTTTCAGATCGTCATCGAGGAGGCCAACGCTGCTTTTGCTGACCTAGCCAAGGGGGCAGCGGGTCAAATAAGCGAAAAGTAAGGAGGTGCGGTGTGCGACCAGGCGGCGACGATGACCTGTTGCGGATCATGTCCGAGATTGAGCGTGGCCGGCGGGAGATGCGAGAGCGTTACCGCCGGCAGCAGTTGATGATCGATCTGGTTGCGGGCGTCCTCTGGGCGGTCTTTGGTATTTTGGCTTTGGGGGTGTTCAAGTGAGCGTCAGTGTTTACGGCGAGGCCACAAGAGTGGCGCGGGCGGCAAGGTCTACTAGGTCTTTCTGCGAGACTTTCGAGGTGTCGGTCTACATGGCCGGCGACATCGAACACGCGAAACAGGTCATCCGGAGATACTGCAACTCGCACCCCTGCTGCGTCACGGTGGCCCCGACTGCCTACATCTACCGCGGCGGCGAGGAGGCAGGCTTTGTGGTGGCGTTTCGGAATTACCCACGGTACTCCAGCGATGACTGCACGCTCGAGGAGCAAGGCCGGGACTTGGGGATGCTGCTCAAGGACGAGTTGGGGCAGGACAGCTTCATGGTTGTCTCTCCCCGCGGAACTATATTGAACTCTGTGCGAGGAAAGCCGTGAGCGAGAAACACATCTTGAACCTGGGGGCCGGCGTTCAATCCACAGCCCTCTTCCTCATGTCGATCGCGGGCGAGGTGCATAAATTCGACTATGCAGTCTTCGCGGACACCCAAGAAGAACCGGACGATGTTTACCACCACCTTGAGTGGCTTGAGTCTCTGGGCGGCCCTCCGATCCTGCGATGCACGGCCGGCCGGCTGGGCGATGCGTTGGACAAAGGCACGGACGCCAACGGGAATGGCCGCACGGACGGCGGCCACTACATCTCAATCCCGGCGTTTACCAAGCACCCTGACGGCAGGATGGGAGCTGTGCAGCGGCAATGCACCAAGGACTTCAAGGTTGTCCCGATTGAGCAGGCAATACGGCGGCGAGTCTTCGGCGCGGCTCCAGGCAAGGGGATCCCCAAAGACTCTGTGTGCGTCCAGTACATGGGCCTGTCATATGACGAACCCAAACGGGTTATTCGCGTAACGGAGCGGTTCCTCTCAAAGCCCAAGAACTGGAAAGTTCAGTTCCCGCTCTTTGAAATGCAGATGACTAGGGGCGACTGCATGGCCTACCTGAAGGAGCGAGTCCCTCACGAAGTCCCGCGGTCGGCCTGCGTCTTCTGCCCGTTTAAGAAAGACGATGAATGGCGGCGGCTTCGCGACCACGACCCCAAAGGGTGGTCTAGGGCGATTGAAATCGACCGTGTCTGTAGGACGGGAACTGGACTAGACGCCCAGCGGTTCCTTCATCGGCAGTGCGTTCCGCTGGAGCAAGTGGATCTGCGAACCGAGCAGGAGCGTACTGGGCAGATGATGTTTCAAGGATTCCAAGACGAGTGCGAGGGGTACTGTGGTAACTGACTCAGGCCGGCCGGCGACAGCTCAGACCGTCACTGTCACGCTGGACAACTCCGAATACCTCCATGCCCTCATAGCCGGCTCCCTCCGCAGGGCGTCTGCCAGGGAGAAGGGGCGGAAGAACTACTACGGGGCGCAGTCGGCCGACTCCGAGCTGCTCGACCTCATAGGCTCCGTGGGGGAATGCGTGGTGGCCAAGCACCTCGACAGGTTCTGGGCCGGCGCCGGCCTGTTCCGCGGCGAGGATGTGGGCGAGTACCAAGTCCGCACCACCACCTATGACTCCGGTCATCTGGTGCTGAACAAGAACGACTCCGATGACAAGAAGTACATCTTGGTGTGCGTGAACAGCGGAGTCGGCAAGATCCGTGGCTGGATGTACGCCCGCGACGGGAAGCAGGAAAAGTACTGGAAGGACATGTCTGGCCGGGGCGGCGCCTTCTATGTCCCGCAATCCGACTTACGGCCGATTTCCACGCTCAAATCCCCCAGTGTTGACAACGAGTTTTAGGCGGTGCCTATACTCGCAGCATGGCTAAGAAGAAACCGAGAAAGATCATGCCGATCGACCTGGAGGAGATGGTCACCCTCCCAGACGCCGCCAAGCTCATGGACGTTGCCGAGTCCTATGTGCGGAAGCTCGTGCGCGAGAAGCGGGTGGTGGGCTTGAAGTTCGGTCGCAACTATCTGGTCAGCCGGCAGTCTGCCGCTAAGTTCCAGAAGAAGCCGGGATACGGCCGGCCCAAAAGCCGCTAGTAGCGCTTGACTCGCCCATAAACTGGGAGTCATGGCGAAACGCTACGAATGCATCGGCGGCCCATTGTGCGGCGAGAAGTTTCCGCTGTTCTATGGGCTATCCATGTCCCAAGCGTTTGGGACTATCGATCGCGATGGCGGTGCGCACTACTACCGCCTCTGCATCGTCCGCGATGAGATGGATCGCGTAGCCAAGTTCTGGCATTACGCCGGGGTTGAGCTGAACCCATTCATGCCGCCGACGCTTCTCCCACCTCGGCGGATGTTCCGAGAAAACTGCTGACACTGGCCTGCATCTGCCAGTGACACTTCTTTCAATCCTTGCCTGTCGCACCTAGCCCGTGCGACACGACGCGGCCCAGCGCTCTCCCTTCGCGCTGGGCCGCGTTCTTTTGTGTCCATAAGCAAGGCAGAGGTTCTCTGGCCCCTAACCAATGGAAGGGAGGTGATCACATCTATGGCGAAGAAGAAAGCTCCGAAGAAAAGCCTCAAGGACAAGTTCAACGCAGCCTACGAAAAGATGGAATTCGCTCGCATGAAGGAGCGATCGAGCAAGGCTGGCAAGGGTGGGGGCGAGTACTGCGGCAAGGGCGGATGCAACTGCGGGAAATGAGCAATGCCGCTGCCAACACGAACGCTCGAGCAATTGCAGGAGTGGGTGTGGTCTGAACTTCCAGTTCGCAAGAACGTGGCGGGCAAGGAGGCGGTGTTCGATGCCGTTTCCGCTGCCGTCCATGAGTGGCCCGATGAGGAGCTTTCTTCTTCGCCGGCCGGCGGCGAACGCGAGATGGCCGCGATGCTCAGTCTCAGCAAGAGCGTCAGGCGGCACATGGCTCTCGTCTATGGGGAAAAGCAGTTTGGCTCCATGTGGGTGATCGCCCTCCAGATCCTTCTGCCGCTGATCGTTGATCTGGTTCTCAAGTGGTGGCGCCGCCGGAAGGAACACCGCGCCCGCGTCCGCGTATGGAGGAGGAAGTGGGTCAATGGCTCCGAACAGTAAGACACTGATGGGAGCCGTCCGAGCGTCCCAGCGGCCCATCAACGTGGTGTCCGCATTCGACGGGATTGCCGGTGCCAGAGCTGCCCTCGACCAAGCGGGCGTCCCTGTTGGCTCATACACGGCCTACGAAACAGATCCCACCGTCGCAGCGATAGCCTCGAGGAACTATCCGGACATCCAGCAGCGTGGCGATGTCCGCGGGTTCGTGCGACCGGAGGGCAGCACCGATCTGCTCTGTGCCGGCTTCCCGTGCCAGGATCTCTCCCGTGGAAATGTCACCGGAAAGGGGCTGGAGGGCGAGCGATCCGGCCTGTTCTGGGAGCTGCCCAAGATTCTGGATGAGGCACAGCCGAAGCACTTCCTCATCGAGAACGTAGTTCCGAAGGGATCTCGCGGCGATCAGAACGTCGATGTCATCTCCCGCGCTCTCGGCGTCGATCCGGTGTTCCTCGATGCCAAGGACTTCGGGCCGATGGCTCGACCTCGAGCATTCTGGACGAACATCCCGGTTGGCGACTATTCGCCGTCGCAGGCCATGTTCCGAGATGCACTGCTGGGGGAGGTGCCTGACAAGTACCAGATCTCTCCCAAGGGCGTGGCGTACCTCAACCGCCAGGCACCCGATGGCCGCACCCACTTCGAGAAGCATGGGATGGACATCAATGACCCGAAGGCCCGCACCATCCCGGCCGTCATCAGCAAGGGCATCCCATACAACGCCGTGCGGATGGATGACGGCAGCTTCCGCCGGATGACGCCGCAGGAAATCGAGGGGATGTTTGGCTTCCCGCAGGGCTACACCGAGGGAACGTCCGACTTCCAGAGATACAAGGCACTAGGAAATTCCTGGAGCATTCCCACCGTCAGTCACGTTCTTCAAGGGCTTGTGCAGTAATGGCTACACCGAATGCAGTTCGCGGCGCCTTGCGGGCAAACAACATTGTCGGCCTCTTGGAATACAAGCCGGGGCCGGGGATCTACTCCCGCCTCGAGCGAGCCGTGCAGCAGCTCCCCGAGAACGTCAGGGTGCAGGAACTCCCCGGCCTGCTGAAGCGGTACAAGGACGGCATCCCTGGCTGGGAGCTGAACGCCGTCGATCTGAACTCCGTGGTGGCCGGCCGAACGGTCGTGCCGCGCGAGGAGCTGCTGGCCGCGGTGCGAGAGCGTAGCCCCGTGTTCACGAACAAGAACGTGATTCTCGGTGGTAACGCGGCTCGTTCTACGATGGCGTACCAGCCCGATCCTGTCACGGTCAAACCCGTTCCGCTAGGCGGTGACGGCAGGCATGGCAAGCCTGTGTGGGAAGCATATGGCCTGCAAGGGCCGGAATACAAAGAAAGGCTGCTGTTGCAGCCGGAAGACCCACAGCCGGCAACACCAGGCCAATGGCAGGACAGTCGCAATCGCGGCCGTAACCACTTCGTTGGCAACTGGCTTGGCGGGAACGTGGTTTCCCACTTGCGGACAGACACGAACGGAGACGCTCTTCGGATCGTGGAGTTGCAATCTGACCTACAGAATCAAGCCCAGAGGGCCGCTGATCCAAATACCGTTGTGTTTCCAACTGCCGATGTTTGGCAGGAACTTCAACTCAAGTCGGCTTTGCTAGATGCAGCTCGAAGCGGCAAAAACGCCCTTGAGGTCGCAAATCCAGAAGACATCTCCCGCGTGGTGGGTTTCCCGCAGGACAAGTCGAAGAAGTTCTACGGAACGATGGTGCCTCAGATTCTGGAAAAAACGGGCAAGAGGTTGGGCGGCTTCAGTGAGATTAGCCGGCCAGCCGCAGAAGCCGGTCAGTCGCAGTTCGTGGATGACACCGTCAGATACATCAACTCCACGCACAACCAACAGAGAGGCGAGGCACTGGAAAATGCGGTGATGGATCTCGCCAAGATGGACGACATTCACTCAGCAGAACAACACCTTCGCGAAAACCCGCAAATCATCGAAGAAGCAGAGATTCCGCAGGAAACAAAGACCGAGCTGCAACGCTATCTAGCATACGCCAACCAGCGAGCCACGATTTGGGACAACACCGGAGCGGAGGACTATTACTCCGCAATGGACGTTTTGAGCAACCCGAATTGGCGTCAAGAGTACGGCTTCAACGGGATGGATGCCGTGAATGTGGGGCGGCTGCGAACAGAGCTGGGCTTGGATGTAGACGAAATCAATCCAGCGTTTGCAGGCCCGCTTGGCCATACCGAGACAGGATTGCGAAACCTAGACAACGGCTCCGAAGAAATCCTCAACAACATCCAGCGCAAGATTGTTCGCGAGCTGGACGGCACAGACAGGACGTTCTTTCAAGTCAACAGCGGCGACGGCGCAGACTTGATCACTTCACGCAAGCTTAACGGACTTCTGCACAACCTACAGAACACCGCCGAGACAAGGGCGCACGTTCTAAATCGAGGCGAACACCCCAGGGGCTTCGCGGCGGAAAGAAACGGCCCAGACCTCTACAGAAAACTTAGCGAGATACTAGGCGAAGAGCGAGCCGCTAAATTGCTGCCAGAGATCATGCTCGATCTTGAGCAATACGGTGAGATGCGAAACAACATGGGGCGGTTGCAAGACGTTCAAGAAACGCTCGTGGGCAACGCTGAAGAAGCACTGAAGCCCTCTGGTTGGCGTGGCGTCATCTCTGACGAGATGCGGAGGCGGATCATCAATGAGGGCATCCCGGCCGCCATCGCCGTGGGCGTGGGAACCGGACTCGCAACCGGCAGCAACGAAGCCCAGGCCAAGCCCGTCCTGCCGGAATCGGATGCCGTCCTCCGAGCTGCTATGCCGTGGCAGACCCAGCGAAAGATCACCCGCCTCACCAAGCAAGTCGATGCCGCCTACGAAAAGGGCGACTTCAAGACTGCCGAGAAGCTGGACGCCCAGCGTGAGCAGCTCGTTGAGGATTGGGACAACAAGCTGGATGCCCTCGATGAAGGTGACGGCAACGCCGACTTTGAGCCAGAGCCTTACGATGAAGACTCTGCATGGACTGACGAGCTGGCCAACGTCTATGGTCGAGCGGCCGTGGCCCAAAGCCCCACCTATGGGATAGAGAACGACGCCGAGCTGGCCCAGGCTCTCCGCGGCGTGTTCCCAGACACCGCCAGGGCAAACGCGATCCCAGACTCCGAGATCATCCAGTACGCCAAGGATGCCTTCGACCAGCGGCAGGCCCACCTAGCCAAGGTGCGGTCGAGATCACCCGAGGACGGCGTCCGTGCCATGCAGGCCCAGATGCGTGGGGCCGGCCTCGCCCCGGCCGTGGCCGCCGGCATGCAAGGGCAGCAGTCGCAGGATCAGACGGGCGGCTACAAGTTCGACGCGATCAAGGCATTCAACGAGCTGCCGCGAGGGCAAGTTGACCTCGGGCCGATGGGGAGCGGCACCCCAGACCGCAGCTTCGACTTCTCAATGGCAAACTCGCCAGGGGAGTGGGCGACCTACTATGACAAAGCTGCAAAGGAGGGCTACTCCCAAGAACACCTCCAGTTCCGCAAGAACGTGGCCGAGGTGATGCAGCAGCCGCTGATCCGAGTCGGCGCCGCCAACGATCCCGATGTGCAGAACGACCGCGGCATTCCACTGTTGGTCGATGGTGACCAGTACGATCGCATCACGCCGGCCCAGTTCGTCAACGAGTACCTCGATGTATTCGCTGGCAAGATGCCGCCGGAACGCCGCGCTCAAGTAGTGCAGCGGGTGCAGGCCAAGCTCGACGGCTCGACCCGCGCTCCAGACGAGCTGGCAGATCCGATCATCAGCCGGATGATGAACTCGTTGCAGGCCAGCTCACCAGGCGGGAAGCATGCCGCGGTCGATCCGATGCCGCAGGAGCAGCTCGAGCAGCTCAAAGCCCAGCACGGCGGGTGGGCAGACTCGATGCTCACACCAGGCGGCGCGGAGAACTTTCAGACTCTCCGAGGCTATGAGCTGCTGCGGTCAACAATGGAGGGTGAACACGCCCCGGTCTACGCCGACACGATGTCGAATGTCGTGGCCGGCGTGAAGGGCATATTCGACTCCAAGGCCCGCCAGAACTTCCGCGACTCCACTATGGAGGCTGGCCCCGAGGGGCGGTTCATCCGAGGCAACCGGGACTACGCCGCAGCCGGCCCTCGAGAAGGCGAGCCTGCTGCATTCCGAAACCAAGATGGAAGTTCGCGATTCGCGAATACCACAACGTCCAATGTGCAGGGGCTGATGCGGGCCGGCAGCGATGTCTCCAACCCTGTCGGTGCGATGTCGTGGCCGCTGTATGAATCATTTTCCGAGTTCAGCCGTACTCCTGTTGGAAAGGCTGTGACGGGCGAGGGCGGCTCGGCGTTGTTCAGCGACCACGGCTGGGACGCCTGGAGGCACATGGCGGCGCAGCGGCAGGCATTTGACCGCGAACAGCCGATCCTGCCGGCCGGCATGTCCCGCGAGGAATTCGACCGGCAGAAAGCAGCTCAACAGCAGGATCGCGCCGAGGGGCAGGCTTGGGGGGCGACTACTTGGCCCAACGTCCAGAATGCCTTTGAGCAGACGGGGCTGATGTTCTCGCCCCAAGCGTGGGGCGGCGGCGATGCTCCAGCTCCCGAGCCGCTGAAGAAGACATGGGGGCCGCCTCTCTACAACGACTACGGCCCGAACTTCCTACAGAACACGGTTGGCAACATCCCGTCTGCCGCCATCATGGCTGGCGCGGCAGCGACCGGCGGAATTGGTGGGCTGGCTTCCGGAGCATTCAAGCCGTCAGGTAGCACCGTCCGGAGTCTCATCAACTCTGGCATGGGCCTCGGCAAGGGTGCCGTTCGAGGAGCTGGCGCTGCCGTGACGAGCCAAGCCAAGGATGTGCCGGCCGACTTTGGCACAGACATGGGGATCGGTGGCGGCATCGCTGGCTGGGCGAACTACCGCAATTACCTCCTGACACCGCAGGAAGATAACGCCCTGCTCCCCGATGTGGATCCGAATGAGATGTCGATCGATGAGCTGAACCGAGCCAGATCCGATGCGATGAACGAGAGAGAGAAGAGGTTCCGATCGAACCAGTGGCAGTGGGGTAGGCAATAAAAACTGCTGACATCGCGTGCATAGCTGCCCCCAGAATCGGCAGCACCTCAAGGAGGGCATGCACATGTCGGAAGAAGAAGCAGCAGACGTTGGCTCTACGGAAGCATTCTCTGACTCCTCGGCCGCGCCCGAGATTGATTCGTCGCCGGCACAGGCAGAAGGATCGGAGGCCTCCGCAGGAAGCGGAGAAGTCTGGGGTGCATTCCGCCAGCTCCCGCAATTCCAAGGCGCCGATGACCGAGCCATCGCCTCCCGGCTCTACGAAGCCCTCCAGCGAGAGCAGTCTGCTACGCATGCTCTCCAGCAGTATCAGTCGCTGATTCCCGTCACTTCCGAGTACCTCCAGTACAAGGAACCGTTTCAGCAGTGGATGCAGACGCGGCAGCAGCCACAGCAGCAGCCGATGGCCCCAGCTCCGCAGGCCCAGCCCGAGCAATCCCCCTGGTGGAATCCCCCGAAGCTGCGAGATGCCTACCGGCAGTACCTCGTGCGCGACGAGAGCGGCCGGGAGATGATCTCACCGGACGCTCCGCTCGACGCTCGCCACGCCCTCTCCGAGTACCAGGCGTACAAAGCCAACTTCGCCCAGAAGTTCCTCGAGGATCCGCAGGCAGCTCTCGGCCCGATGGTCGAGAAGGTGGCCGTTGAGCGGGCCGAAAGCATCGTCCAAGAGCGGTTGGGACGCATGCAGGAGGAGCAATTCGTCTCCTCCCTGGAGCAGCAGAACTCAGATTGGCTGTATGACCAAAATGGCAATGCATCCCCAGAAGGACTTCTTGCCCAGAAGTATATACAGGACGCACGGTCACTGGGCATCCAAGGGGCGAAAGCCCGTTGGGAGTATGCGACTCGAATGGTTGAGAGAGACTTACTTCTCTCAAACATGCAGAGATCACAACAGGCCCAGCAGTATGCGGCACAGGCTCCACGGCCTGCACCGCAGCCGCCCGTGAATCCTGCGAACGTCGCTGCTCAAAAGAACATGGAGTACTTGCGTACACAAGCCATGCGAACTGCGAGCCAGCGACCGGCCGCGACAACCGATGCGAGAGTTCCAACCAAACCAATGACCTTTGCCGAAAAACTTGCGGTGCAACTGCAAGAACAAGGCATGGCCTGACACTCCTAAAGAGGACAAAGAGACATGGCGTCACCCACCGATTGGGCGAGAGTTATTGGGACTACAATTGTACAGCACACGCGCGAAGAAGAGCTGGCGACGTTTCGCAAGTTCAAGATCTTCGCGATGCTGGAGTCCTCCGGCAACGTGGTGATGAACCAGAGCGGTCGAGGTTTCGACTGGAACGTCCGGTACAGAAATGCGCCCGTTTCGGGGAACACAGGCGATACGCCGAGGACGTTCAGTCGCATCAACATGTGGAAGCGGGCCGAGCTTCCGTGGAGGGGATTCACCAGTACTGATGCCGTGTATCGACGGGAGCTACTCGAGAACCGCGGCCAGCAGGCGCTCGTAGACGTTGCCGGCAAGATGGCCAGCCGTCTGCAAGAGTCGCTCGAGATGCATCTCTCGTATCAGCCGTACAAGGACGGCAATGCGGCGAATGCGGAGAACGACTTCCACGGCATGGACTCGTTCCTCAACTACAGCGGCACGGTCGATGAGTCGAGTGCCAAGGTCGCAGAAGTTCGCAGCTCGGCCAACACGGCCGATCGCTACGGCTTCCCCGATGACAACTACGCCGGCCTCTCCACGAAGCTCGGCTACTACGGTGGCGGTCGCATCAACGCGACCACTGGAACGTGGCCCAACGTGCCGGTGGACAGCGAACTCGACTTCTACTCCCCGGTCGTGATCAACTACAACGCCAGCTCGTTCAACTCCGCTGGCAACCGCAACTGGAAGTCGAACTGCATCTTCTCGATCCGCGAAGGCATTCACCAGTGCAAGCGGAACGACACGAAGGAATCGCAGATCGACATGGTCGTTCTCGATCGCCAGCTCTACATCCAGTTCCTCAATCAGTACGCTGACAAGGAACGGATCCAGATCACCAAGGAAGGTGGCCTGAAGGCGATGGGCTTTTCCGATGTCACGACCCTCGACGGCGTCGAGGTCTGCTCGGAGTACGCTTGTCCAGCAGGTCGAGGCTACGGCCTGTCGATCGGCAACATGGAGTTGCGCTGCCTGGAAAACCAGCTTTTCGTCGCGGAAGGCCCATTTTTCGACGAAGAAACGCAGGCATATAGGTACGCCTGTTCATCTCTCGGCAACCTCCGTTTTCGTAGTCCGAGGAATTTTTTTCTGCTCGCCCCCGTCACCGCGGCTGCTTGATCCCTACAAGGAGAACCCAGAGTCATGTCGAGCTTATTCTCTGACCCCCCGTTCCGCCGTGGCACGACGCTGCTCCAAGGCGAGGCGATTGAAACCGACGCAAGCACCGGCAACCCGGTGGCCGGCGGCGAGATCGTTGGTCAGGTCAAGGTCTTCCAAGACGTTAACCCCTCGACCGGCACTCGCCACAGCAATCGGCTGGTGTACTGCGTGGCCGCCCGCTACAAGGGAGCCACCGTCAGTGACGCCACGACGGTAGCTGGCGAAGTCTATCTCTGCGACTTCAGCAACCCGATGGCGGCGTTCACCACGAAGGGTACGGCCAGCAACGTCCTAGTGGGCCTTGCCTACGGTGTGCTGGACGAGTACCTGACCGGCGAGTTGCGCCAGAACGACATCGTCTGGCTGGTGGTCAAGGGGCCGGCCGATGTCAAGCAGACGGCTGCTGCCATCAACGCCGGCGCTCAGGTGCAAGTCTCCGCGACGGCTGGCTCGATTGCCACGTTTTCAACGGGCCTCTGCATCGGCCAGCAGATCGAAGGTTCCAACACCACCGCGACTGCGCAGCTCACGCGAGTCAACCTCATCGGCTACGAAATCGGCTGATGCAGAGCTGACATCATCTACGCCTCTAACAGCTCGCGGCTCAACACCGCGGGCTGTTATGCTTTACAGACATGGAAGAGCGAACGTGTAATGTCTGCGGCGGCACCTATCCTCTCGACAGGCAGCACTTCCGGTGGCGGAAGGACTTGGAGATCTTCACGGCTGAATGTCTCTCCTGCCGCGCCAAGCAGCGGCGTGAGAGCAAGGAGCGTGCGGCCTTCAAGCGGGCCGAGGCTCTAGCCACGATTGAGTCGGCCGGCGTAGACATCTTCCTCCGCTCGGCCCAGAAGGGCGGCTCCAACATCCCGCACACAGCGGAGGTGATTGAGAAAATCTTCCAGTACTTCGGCGGCAGCGGTGGCATGGCCGCGGTGATGGTCAAGCAGTACTGGGACGCCGCACCAGGCAGCTCTGCCCGCAACCGCCTGCTCGAGACGATCTGCCGCATGGTCACGAAAAACGTGGACTCTGGCGGCGCGAAGAAACCTCTGTCCCTGTGGACAGAGGAGGAGCTGGAAAACGAGCTGAACCAGCGATTTGAGCAGGCTCTGTCTGCTTTCCAGGGGAGAACCATCAATGTCAGACCCGCAGAAGCCCTCCCGGCCCCGAAAGAAGCGGCACCCGAAGGTGCAGCCGCCGCAGATCCCGAACATACCGACGATATCCGAGTACCAAAAAGAAAGCCTCAAAGAGCTTCAAAGCGAGCTGCGAGAGCGGAAGACAGAAGCTCTACGCCTCTACCGAGCGAACCCGCAGCAGGAGGAGATCCACAAGTGCCGAGCGAGTGAAATCCTCGTCATCGGCGGCAATCGATCCGGCAAATCTCTCTGCACCTTCGTGGAGGACGCCAGAGCTGTGACGGGGCAGGATCCGTATGACAAGTATCCCAAGAAGGATGGGATCCTCGTCATTATCGGCCGGGATTGGAAACACATCGGGTTGGTCGTTGTGCCGATGCTCTTCGGCCCAGGCGCGTTCTACATCATCAAGGATGAGAAGACGGGCGAGTGGCGAGCGTATGACCCCGTGAACGATGCTGCCCGCAAGTCAGAGCGAAAGCCGGCGCCGCCCCTGATTCCGCCGCGGCTGATCAAAGCCTCGAGTTGGGTACTGAAGAGTGCCAACTACATGCAGCAATGCACCCTTACTACTGGCTGGGTAATACACTTCTTCAGTAGTGAAGGCGAACCTGCGCAAGGCTACCAAAGTAATAGAATACATGTGGACGAGGACGTTAACGACGAGCGTCACATCCCCGAGGCCCAGGCTAGGCTTGCGGATCGCAAGGGTGTCTTTTGCTGGAGTGCTATGCCGCACTCAACGAATAACGCCCTGCTGAATCTCAAGGAGCGGGCTGACGCCAACGAGCAGGCGCAGGGGGATAAGTCATCGATCCGGCAGTTCAGGCTGCGCTTTTTAGACAACCCCTATATCGATGACGAAGAGAAGCGAAAGTCTGTCGAGCGGTGGGCCGCGGCGGGTGAAGACGTTTTGAGGATGAGGGCCGAGGGCGACTTCATCACAGACTCTGTGTTGGTCTACCCCACGTTCGACATGCGGATCCACGGGATGAAGCGGTCGGAGCTGAAGGACGGGCAGATTCCCTACGATTGGTGCCGGTATGCGGTGATTGACCCTGGTCACGCTGTGACGGCCATCCTGTTCGCAGCCGTCCCGCCCACCGAGGACTACTGGCTGATCTATGACCAGCTCTACCTACGCCAGTGCAACGCCCAGATCTTCGGGGAGAACTTTGAGCGTAAGGTCATGGGCTGGCACTTCCACGCCTTTGTGATCGACGCCCACGGCGGCCGGCTCCGCGACATCGGCTCGGGCCGGCTCCCGGTGGAGCAGTACACCGAGCAGCTCGTCAAACGCAATATCCGAAGCCAGATCACCGGCGCGTCATTCTTGGCGGGATGCGATGACATCATCGCCCGCTGCGAGTCCACCAGGAACGCCCTCCACATCCGGCCCACCGGGACGCCGCTGCTTCGCGTTCTAGAGGGTGCCGTCCCAGACCTCGAGCGGGAGATCAAGAGGTATAGGAAACAGGTGAACTACGTTTCCGGCACTTCAATCGTCACGGACAAACCAAACACCAAAGGCGAAGTCCATTTGTGCCAGTGCCTCGAATACCTCTGCGCATACCGCCCGCGCTACCACCGGCCACCAGCTCGCTCAAACGAGCCGGAACCGTGGTGGGTGAAATGGCTGGCCGGCCGGAAAAAACGGCTGACAGAAGACGGCGGGTCATATGTCTACTTAGGGCCACAAGGAGGACAGAATCCATGAGCGAGTCGTGGTCAATGCCGATCCCCAGCATCGGGGATGTTGTGCTGTTCAGCACGGACTATCGGGGATTCTCTGACCCTACGGTGGGATGGGTCGCCTCAGAACCGGGTGATTCGACCATAAGCATCGTGACGTTCACGCCAACCGGGTACGCCCTGGTACGGAACAGCGTCCATCACAAGGACGATCCGGCCCTCCAAGGTGACCACGGCTGGCAGGATCTCGGTGCCTGGGACTTCGCTCCCGGCACGAAGGCGATTCGTGAGCTGATGGCACCACCGGAAAAGAGCGAGAAGCAACGTGGCCGAGAAGCTGCCGGCAAGTAATCCCCTGCGACAAGTGGTCAACACTTGGACAAAAAAGCTCAAGGCTGCGCAGGAGTACAAGAAACCGTTCACCGAAGACGCGAAGGAAGCTTCGCAGTTTTACGATGGTGAACACAATTGGATGTGGCGGGATTCGTATGCGCGGGGCGAGCGCGGCTACAACTCATCGATCGCGCCCCCCGCATTTAGAATTCAGCTCAATCGTGTTTTCGAGCTGGTCGAGATCTTTGCCAGCGTTATCTATCACCGCAATCCGGTGCGAACCGTGACGGTGATGGAGCATCCGCGGCTCACGCCGGATGCGTTCGGCATGGACGCCCCGGCCGGCCCGATGGGGCTGACGCCCGAGCAGCAGCAGATCATGCAAGTGGGGATGCAGGAAGAGCAGGACAGGAAGAGCAGAAGCATCGCCGCCAAGCTTCTCGAAAGCTATCTCAACTGGAGTCCCGTCGAGCTGGATCTGAAGAAGCAGGCCCGCCGCGTTGTCAACGAGGCAATGGTTAAGGGGATGGGCGTCTTCTGGACAGAGATGACCATCGTTGACACCAGCGGTGACGCTACCCGCCCGCCGATGCGGATGATCGGATCTTTCTATGACAACGTGGATAACTTGCTGATCGATCCGGATTTCGAGAATCCAGACGATAGCTTGTGGTGTGCGAGGAAATGCGTCAGGCCGATGGCGGAAGTGGCCGCCACCTACGGCATCCCCATCGAGGATCTGAAGAAGCACCTCGAGCGCGACGAAAACAAGCTGGGCCGCGAGCCTCGAGGCAAGAAGAAGACATACGAAAACACCAACGAGCTGATCACGTTCTGGAAGATCTGGAGCAAGACCGGCACTGGCGATCGGCTGAAGGACAGCCCCAAGGACAGCAAGGGCGTCTTCGATAGCCTCGGCAAGTATGTCTATTTGGTGGTGTGTGAGGGGGTGCAATATCCCTTGAACGTGCCGCCGTCCGTAATGGACGAGGAAGTGGATCCGCAGCTCGGGATCCCGCAGAGCCTGGTGGCCAGGACTTCATGGCCCATCCCGTTTTACGCCGAACCGAATGGCTGGCCATACACGCCGCTGGCATTCCATTGGAAGAGCGGATACGCCTGGCCCATCAGCCACATCCGGCCGGCGATCGGGGAGTTGCGACTGCTGAACTGGGCTATGTCGTTCCTCGCCACTCGCATCGCGACGAGCTGCGAGACAATGGTCGCCGTTCAAAAAGCAGCCGACCAAGACATCAAGGATCAAATCTTGGCACCGTCAGAGGGCGGATTCAAGATTGTTGAACTGTCAGAACTGCTGGGCCGGCGCATCGAAGATGTGATGTCGGTGTTTCAATTCCCACAGGTCACAAAGGATCTCTGGGACATCATCTCCGCGGTGTCTGATCTGTTCGCTCAACGCACCGGCCTAACTGAGCTAGTGTACGGTTACACCAGAAGCCAGTTCAGAAGTGCAGCAGAAGCAACGATCAAGAACGAGAACATTTCGGTCAGGCCCGACAACATGGCGAACGAACTCGAGGACTGCATGTCCTTGTTGTCTCGCCGCGAAGCTCTCGCAGCTCGTTGGTTGCTCGAGCCGCAGGATGTGCAGCAAGTGCTTGGCCCGCTCGGTGCCGCGGCGTGGGGCCAGCATGTGATGCAGCGTGACATCGTCGCTCTCACGCGCGACTTCCTCTATCGAGTGGAAGCGGGATCCGCGAGGAAGCCAAACAAAGCCACACGGGTGGAGCAGATGCAGCTCGCCGTGCAGACGCTCGGCCCGATCCTGTCTGGCCTGGTGGGGGCCGGCGTTGTCGATCCGTTCAACGCATTGATGAGGGATTGGGCAGGAAGCTTGGATATCGATCCAGAACCGTACCTTGTCCCACAGCCACAACCCCCTGCCGCCGCGCCGCCGTCGCTCCCTCCCACCGATGGCAGTGCTGCGGCGGCAGGGGCGCCCCCTCCGCGGCTTCCGCCTCCGGAATCCCAGATCCCGCCAGAACTCCAACCACCAGTTGGCTAATGGATAAACGACTCCGGAAACGGCAGTCGAACCTCTGGTTGCGCTACGGAATCACCCTAGCAGCATTTGAGAAGCTGCATGCCAGAAACAGAGGTAGGTGCGAGATATGCGATCTGGACAAGCCGCTGTGCGTCGATCACTGCCACGACACGAATGCGGTTCGTGGACTGCTGTGCAAGTCATGTAATTCGGCCATAGCCCTTCTCGGAGATTGTTCTGATGGCGTCCGGAAAGCCTGCAATTACCTCCAGCGACACGATCGACGTTCCCGCGGATGTCAGGGCCGCCGGCCCAAGCGTGGTGGAGTTCTTCGTGAGATTGAGATCCGAGGGGGCGACCGAGCGTTGGGCCTCCATGTGCGCCCTGCAACGCCCGCCGGGAGTAAAGGGAACGGACAGCTCCTTCATGCAGGGCCGGATGAACAACCAGCAGCTCGACGACATGCCAAAGGATCACGCCCAAAACATCGTGACGCTGGCAAAGCGAGCGGGGATCAACGTCAGCGGCAAGTACTACGCAAGCGGGCTGGCTGACAAACGCGGAGTGGCCGATCCTCGAGCGTGGGTGTCATCGGCCGACGATATCCGCCGAGTTGCGATCGAGCGAAATCTTTCGGTTACGGGTGCCGTGGAGCATAAAGGCATCCCCGAAGATCGACCACAGTCGAAACCTTTGAGCGAGCGACTGACCCGCGAGCTGATGCAGCGTGAGCGAAAGTACCACCCGAACATGAAGGCCGGCGAGCTGCGGGAGATGGTCGTGTCTCGGTTCGGCCGGAAGGTCAAGAAATGAACACAGCTCAAGACCTTGTCCACTTCATCATCTCGGGGGCGGGTGGCGGCGCCCAGGACGGGGAGCATGCGGCTGTTCGGCATGCGGTGATGCACGGCGTTCGTGAGGTGATGCAGAGCCGCGATTGGCTGTGGCACATGCGAACGGGATCCTTCACCACCCAGCAGCTCCAGACCACCGCCTCGCTCACGGCCGGCTCCAAGGACATCGTGGTCGCGAATCCGACAGGCTTCTATCCCGGCCGAGCCATCAGCGTTCCGGCCTACTACTTCCCTACCCCGGTGCGGATCGCATCCGTGAACGGGAATGTGGTGACGCTCGACGCCGCGGCCTCGCAGACCATCAGCGATGTCACTGTCATGCCGCAGACCTACTACGATCTGCCGGCCGACCTCAAGAATATCGACACGCTGATCACCAATACGGTTGGGACGTTGCATTGCCAGATCACGCCACAGGAGTGGCAGCGGCTGGAAATCAACACTCGAGGTGCCGGGGAACCCTACTATTACACGGTGATGCGATCGGACAGGGATCCCAACCGATATCAGATTCGGTTCGTGGGTGTCCCGACTGACGCGACGGTGGTGCATTACACCTATCGCGTTACGCCGCCGACGATCAAGTACATGGGGTACGAACGGCTCTGCCGGCAAGGCACCGTATCCCTGTCGATGCTGGAGAACGGGGCCACGGTCATCGGTGACGGCACGGCCTTCCCGCAGGATGTGGCCGGTGCGTTCATCCGGTTTGGCTCGCCTGGTATGGAGGCAGATCCGGTTGGGTCAACCACTCCATATGTGGCCGAGCGTCGAATCGAAGCGTGGCTCTCGCAGTCAAAGCTTGTCCTGTCCGGAGCCATGAACCCTGTCCCGTTCCCGCACAACGACACGTTCAGCTCGACCACGTTCGACGGCGGTGTTGTCGGAGAGGCGGTGGCCAACACAGCTCCGATCGACGCGACAACGCTGTACAGCAGTGACGCACTGATCCTGCCGGCCAAAACCAAGTACTCGATCAGCCACCCGATCGACGCCTCGCCCCAGATGTGGACGGCCATCCTGTCTGCCTGCGAACTCTGGTACGCCCGCATGGCCGGCAAGCCAGCGAACGAGGCTCTGGTGATCTTCACTCGCGATCTTCGACTCGCCATTGAGGCCGATGTCGTGACTCCGCGATCGGGCAAGGCCAAGGGCTACGCCCACTCCACGCCGCGTTCAGCCGGCTGGTACTCCACCCTGCGGCCAGATGTGCAATGAAGATACGCCAATGGCTCGGCTATAACGAAGACGCTTCGCAGTATCTGCTGCGGCCGGGTGAGCTGCGTGTCCTCAACAATCTTCAGTCGCGCCGCCCAGGCATGCTGATCGCCCGCCGCGGCCTGACCAAGATCTACGGCAAGTATGACAACGAAGTGATCTACGGCCTCTACCGCAGGGCGTCGATCATCGGTAGCGTGTCCGACTTTCTGTGGCTCCAGAAGGTGAAGGTGCTGCAAACCCTGACAATCAGTGAGATCACGGCTCTCACGGATCCGTACAAGTATGTGTGGATGATCCGGAGGATTAAGGGGAACGAGTCTCGTGTCATCGACACCCAGGAACTCTCTCCAGATGGGCTGACGAACATCTCCAACTTCTGCGTGGCCGAGGATCGGCACGGCCGCATGTTCATCGTCTACGGCCACGGCGTTCGGCCCAAGCTGTACCGCCCAGACGATATCAGCAACGTGGCACTGGACATGGGGCTGGACGCCCCCCTGTCGGCTCCATCCGTGACACCATCGGCCACCGGCTACTACATCGAGGCCGTCGATGTGAAGCACGGAGGCGGCAGCTACTACGCCCCACCGGACATCACGCTCATCGGCGGCACCCCAGACAGGCCCGCCAAGCTCAAGTCGGTGGTGCAGAACGGCAATGTAGTCGGCGTGACGATTCTCGACGGCGGCTCCAACTATCAGTCGCAGCCCGAGCTGGCCGTGGCCTTGGATAAGATCGGGACAGGCTTTCGGGCATACGGTGAGATTTCGACCGCAGCTCGAGTGATCTCTGGCTTCAGCGATAGCACCCCCGGCGTTATCACCGGAACGGCCGCCGGCACCACCGACACCTACGGCACGACCAACGGCACCGCGGACAACAGCATCCTCTATCAGTCTTCGCCGCGGGTGGCCACCGAGAAGGTCGTGTCGGCTTCCGCCATCACCGGCACCTACGTTCAAAGCGGCACCACGACGCTGACCGTCACGACAACCGTCGCCCACGGCCTGGTCACCGGCCAAGAGGTGACGCTGAACTTCAGCACCGGCACGGCAACCGACAACACTTTTCCGGTCACTCGAATAAGCGCCACCAGCTTCTCGGTGGTGCGAGGGGTAGCGGCCACGACCAGCGGGGCTGTATCGCTGGGCGTTCCGGTCATCAAGCTGTACAGCGTGCGCGGCATCAATGTGGGTGACACTGTCAAGATGTCTCCAGCCGCGGCGCCGTTCACCACATCGACCGTGACTGTCACGGCGATCGACACTGCCAGCTCGTCTGTGACACTGTCGCATTCGACATGGGCGCCTGTCGCCTCGACAATTTATGAGGCCAGCTTCTCCCGGCCGTCTGGGATCAGCCAAGTCAAAGCCGAATACGATTCCGATCGGCGGCGGTTCTACGCGACGGTGCCGCTCACCTCCTCGTCCAGCACGGGCGACGGTGCGCACGCCACGGTGGAGTTCTCGCCGCAGCCCCTCGGCTACGGATTAAACGCCGCTGGCACCACTTCGATCACCGTAACCGACACGCTGAAGCGATACCTCTACGGCGAGTACTGGGAAGGGTCGCTCGAGGACAAGGTCAACAGTGCGGAAAACCAACGCTACGGAGGCTTGCAAGCAAGCGGCAGGACGTTTACGCGCGGCTTCTCCGGTTCAGTGAACGGCCGGCGAGCGGATGTCTACTTCCCCGACTACAGCAGCTTGAGCGTCTGGTTTTGCACCGGAGTCTACTCGAGCAACTTGGCGAGCTGGACGCGGGCCGATGTAAGCGTCACGCAGGAAACGGTTAACGGCATCACAGCCAAATACCTCCGAGTCCGTCTCAGGCCATCGGCTCGGGCAAAGACGGTCAAGAGTCTAGGCGGCGCCGCCCTTGCCACGCGGCTGGAGAACTATGACGAGTTCCCCAACGCCATCGCTCCGGAGATCCGGATTCCGCTCACGGAATGCCCCGAGTCGTGGGTGGTGACCGATGCTCAGTGCCGGCCCACCAGCGTGAAGGAGGCTAAGACAAACCATCTTGAGTGGTGGTCGCCAAGCACTCAGGTCAGCCGTCCGATCGTGGGCATCACGCCAGACGGTGCAGCCGCCACCGCAAACTCGATCACGATCACAGACCCCGGCTCTGGCTGGCAGAAGGACGCTCTGTTTGCGATCCGTATCTACCAGGCCAACCCGTATGCCCAGCACGTTGCCTACAACACCTCGGCCGCCAGGAACACGGTGAAGATGGGCCATGCGGCCTACGATCCGAACGGCCGCTATGTCGAGTTCCGGTTGAGGGCAGACACGCCCGACCCACTGACTCCCCACGGGCCGCCAAACACGCTGATCACGCCCGTCCAAGTCACGATCCCTGGCGACGGCTACTCCACCAATCAGACGGCATCGCTGACGCTCTACAAGCGTGGACTCACCCAGGCGGTCAGCCAAGCCACTGTCGCTCAGACCATAACGTGGACGGCCTCCAATCTTCAGACGCTCTCTGCCACCGCACAGGGGCAGATCTCGCAAGTGGTCATCCGCAACAAGGGGCGGAACTACTTCTCTCCACCGACCGTGCAAGTTCGCGGTGGCGGGCAGGGGTACGGCTTGGCTGTAGAGCCAGTTGTTGTGAACGGGCGGATTGAGTCGTGCCGCATCACGGATCCTGGCATCGGGTACACGGCTACCCCCGAGCTGTACACCTCGGCCACCGCGGCCCAGCTCACGCCTGTGCTGCGGCCGGCCATGCGTGGCAAATACCGATGTGCCTACCGATTTGCAGACCTGTCCGAGACAGTCGTGAAGACGATCACCGTCACCCGTGCCGAATCCTCCACGACGCTGACGCTATCAGACGCGACGGGGATTGAGCCTGGAATGGTTCTGGACTCCAGCTCCCTGCCATTTCGGGCAAGGGTGAAGAGCGTCACCAACAACCAAGTCGAGATCAACCAAGAGATCACGGCCCTCACGCAAGGGCAGACGGCCACCGCAATCGTCCGAGACATGACGAAGCCGATCGCCTACAGCGACCTGTCGCCAATCACGGACGTTGATGCTGGGCCGAATGACGAGCGATCCCACTGTGCCAAGATGGTGTGGTCGCTCCCAGGCGTGACTCCCCCGGCTCGGGCTGACATGGTGGAGCTGTGGCGAACCAGCGCCGATCAGTCGCTGGTCTACTACCGCCTCGAGGCCTACGGGATCCCGGCCACCAGCGGCGTCCAGATCGTTGGCACCGACACGCTCACGGACGAGGAGCTGTTTGATCCCGAGCGGGCTAATTACGCCGCGATGCCGATCGTACTCCCGAACGGGAGCGTCAATGCCTATCGGTTCGGCAAGCCGCGAAGTGACATGTCAGTCGCTGTGGCTTTCCAAGACAGGCTGTGGATGGCCGTGTCCACCAGCGGCGAGGGGGCCAACACGCTGTACTACAGCGAGTTCGATGAATTCGAGTCGATGCCGGATGTCAACGAGCTGCCCATCCAGAACAACCAGAAGTCCACTGACGTTCTGACGGCACTCGTCCCTTTTGGCTCCCTGCTGCTGGCGATGCAGCACACGCACACCTACGCCGTCGCCTACAACACGGATCCGGCCATCGACGCCTCGATCCAGATGATGTCGCACCGAGGGTGCCTACATCAGAGGTGCTGGGACATCCACGAGAATATCCTCTACGCCGCAGATGAGTCTGGCATTTATGCCATGTCTCGCAACGGTGAAGTCGCAGACATCAGCACCCCCATCCGCGACTTCTTTGTGAGTGAGCTGCTCGACTTCAGCAAGCGTGAGACATTCTTCCTGCAATCCGATCCGCGCACTCACATCCTCAGATTCTTCTGCTGCCTCAAGTCCAACCCCACCGACACCCCGTCGATGGCTCTGTGCTTCGACATCCAGGCCAAGTCGTGGTGGACTGAAAGCTATCCCAACAGCATGACGGCCGCCTGCACCGGCCGCCCTGGTGACGCCCGCATCAACACGATTCTGCTCGGGGCGGTCGATGGCAACCTCTATGAGATCGCCGGCAACAGCGACCACGCCAACGACTGCATCACGGACTGCTTTGTCGAGGAGGGCGGAACGGGATACCGAGAGGCTCCGAAGATTACTGTGCCGGCCTGCGACGGGGCGGTCGTGCATGGCGTGGTCAGCGAGGGGCGGCTGGTTGATGTGATCATTCAAAACCCCGGCTGGAACGCACAGGGCGGCATCACGCTGACCACCGAGGCCGGCGAGCCTTTGGCTACGAAAAGCTCGATCCCTGCGAATGACGGCTTAATTCTGTCAGGCGTGGAGTACTTCCCGCTCAAGCTGGAGATCGGCGCGCCAGAGCCTGGTGGCGTCCAGGCGGTGGCTTACGCGAACTTCTCGGTGACGCCGCGTGTCGCTCGCGGCTGCACGGTTTCGATAGGTGAATCGTTCGTGCGGCTTGACCCCGCTCGCACGGCCCAGCTCGAGGCCAGCGTCAACCCGCCTCTCTGCACACAGGACGGCGGCACGTTGTTGACCCTCGACAGTCGCCCCATCACCACCGAGCCGGCCCCCGTAGAGATCGGGATGGAGGCCATCGGTGACTTCATCCCATTGAATGCCTTCGTGTCGAAGATCGTGGGCAGCGACATCTACCTCGAGCATCCAGACGGCACGGCAGTATCGATGCTGTTCGGAGCTGCTAGGACGAACCAAGCCGGCACATCTACCGACTTCCTTGAGCTGGGCGGCACCTCGATGGATGTGACGTTCCGCAAGCCATACCGCACCCACATCCCGTTCCGGATGGCTACTGGCTTCATGCAGTTGATCAACGACGAAAACATGAAGGGCGGCGGCCAGCTTGTGGATCGCTCTGTCACGGTGGTCTACACCCCGACCGAAGGCGACAAGGAAGTCGAGTTGATCGAGCGATTCAACGGCCGCGAGGAGATGCGTCCCAATATCGCAAGACGCGATTTCGGCGGCCCCGGCACGTTCGTCCATCGCCAAGACAGTGCCAGCACAGTTCTCAACACCAGCCGGTTCGCTTCGTCGCTTGGGTTTGCGACAGGGGTAGCCAAGGCGAAGTTTGCCAGCCGCGCGCAGGCCGACCTCACGGGCGAGGATCAGCACCTTCAGCTCGAGCTGTACGCCCGCCCCGAGCAGGCCAGCCCGTGGCGACGAGAAAACTTTTGGGTGGTCGATGACACTATCAAGGCAGAGCAGCCGTTCGTTCTGCACAGCCTAGCCGTCAACGGTGTGGTGGAAGATGCCGAATGACCTAGAAGCCAGCCTAGTCGATGGTGGCCTTTCGCCGGCAGCGGCAAAGGTGATCAGCAACGCCATCGCCAACGTAGCTACCGGCCGAACCAATATCGGCCGGCAGCTCGCGGACGCTACCCCGTCGCAGTCGATGCGTCTGATCGACAGCGACACCAGGCGGTATGTCCTGACCAACCTCGACTACCCTACCCCGCCGCGGGGTGCCGGCGGCCCGACGCTACCGAAAAACATCAAGCATCCCTATGAGGGAAGCCAGCCAGCATCCGCGAATCCCACGCTCAACACCCCCGGTGTGAAGGGCGGATCGTTCGTAGCCGTGGCCAGCGGAGCAGAGAACGAGGTCGCTCAAGCCGAGGTGTCGCTCAACGTCACCAAGCGGGGTGGGCCGCACGCGCGGCTGAACGAATCGACCGGGGCCGTGGAGGCTGTGCCGATTTCGGTGGAATTTGAACCAAAAGGAATTATGGAGGCCGTTGTCGTTGAGGAAGCAGGCAGGACTGTCATCAAGATTCAAATCATCAGCGCTGGCCTGCGGCAGCTCCTCAACCGGCGGTTTGCTGCGACTACATCCATATACACCCCCGCTGCCCCTGGCTTTTCCACGTTGAACGTCGAAGGTCAACCGATTGCGGCTAACGGCGCCTTTGTCTTGATACCGGACTAAGACATGAAACCAGTACCAGAGCGACCACCTCCGATAGGGCGTGCGCCAGTAGCCGGCTACAACAGCCAGCGGTTTCCCGTTGTTGGCCCGATGGAGCCGAAGGGTTTCTATCGGTCGCACATCTCCACTGCCGAGCCTCTCGGGCAGTCGGTGCGAGACACCATTGCCGCAGTCAAGACGCCTCGCCTGCAAGACATGCGCCTGTCCAATTCCGCGGGCGACAAGTCTCGGGTGGGTTTGGCAGAGGCCACGGCAAAGACCAGCAGCAATGCTCTGCGGCGATCAGCCGATGAGTTCAACACCAAGTACCGGACGCAAGCCGAGCAGGCCCGCTCGCAGGACATTCTCTCGCAGCGGCAGAACGTCCAAGACACGTTCCGCATGGACTCTGGCTTGGCCACGTTCAACACGGACACGCTCACGCGATTCACTCAGGGTGTCGAGGACATCTACGCCCGCGGCAAGAGGGCCAGGTCTGCCGCCCAAGCACAGATCACTGCATCATTCATGCGGATGCTTGGAGGGCTGATCTAACATGTTTGGCCAATCCGGCGCCGGCTTTCTTCCGACGCAATTCCAGACCCAGAAGAACTACGCCACCACGCTCTCGGGGCCGATTAAGCCTGACCAAGAGCTGGCTCGCACAACTCGCAACGAGTCGATGGCGAAGGCCGCATTTGGCGGCGACATGCGGCAGTTCAACCAGCAGGCCGGCAAGGGCGTTCAGGCCGGATCGAAGATGTCTGCGTTTCGGGCGGGCCTGCTTGCGGACGCCGAGGCCGGCAAGGCCTACGCCCAAGCCCAGCAAGACAAGCTGAACATGTACGCCGATCAGAAGGCACCCGAGCTGCAATTCCAAGAGAAGCTTGCCGGCGAGCAGGGGTGGCTGCGAGATCTGCTTCTCGACAAGAAGGAAGTCCAGAACCGCGAGAGGATGGCGGCCTACAAGCGTAAGGCTGACGTTGATCTCCAGACCTACGATCGCACCATGCTGGATGCCCAGCAGAAATGGGAAAACGAAGCCACTATCGTCAGCTCTTTGTTCTAGGAGACATCAGATGGAATGGAATATCGACTTGGCTGATTTGAAGGAATCCGCAGTTCGGCGGATGCTGCGCGAGGCCATCACCACGCAAAAGAACAGCTCGCTCCCGCTGCACAAGCGTGGCAAGAAACAGGATGACATTGTCGAGGATGACGATGCCTCCGAAACCGCCGACGAGGAAAACGAGAAGCTCACCGAGCTGGCCGCGGAAAAGGGAGAGCCAAAAGAAATCCCCATGACGAACGAAGACATCTCGGAAGAGGCCGGCGAAAAGCTCATGCCCCCGAAGAAGATGTCTGCCAAGTCCGTGGTCAAGACGAAGCTAGGCAAACCGTACACCCCATCGTGAGGCCCGTGATGCTCCCTCCCCGCAGCCCCAGTATGCCGACGCCGGATCTCGAGCAGCAGCTCCTCGAGGATCCGCCGGCCGACATGATCCCGGCCCGCAACGCCAGGGAGGTGCAGGCCATCACGGAAGAGCTGCTCATGCGCATGCAGACGGCCTCCCCCGAGGAGAAGGCCCAGATTGCAGAGCTGCTCGCGCGGGTCAATTCGGAAGCCGATCCCGGCAAGCCTGGTGCCGATGCCACCATGACACAGCCGTTCATGGACGCCCTCATGCAGCTCGCTCCAGAGTCGCGTGACGAGTACATGCAGATGGCCGGCGGCCTGCCCATGCTCATGGGGCAGGAGGACGATGGCTCCCGGTATGAGCCTGTCTCCTCGGGCATGCCGAACGAGATGCCGCAGCCGCTGCCCGATGGCGCCCCCGTCAGCGGTCAGCCAGACACCGTTCCATCGTACATGGTTCGGCAGCAAGATGTGCCGATGGGCCGGCCGCAGGGCGTTGATCTGATGGCCCTCATGGGTGGTGGGAATATGCCGCAACAGCCCATGAACATGGGGAGCGGGCAGCGTGTCCTTGGTTCTCTAATGGGATAGGAGTTTTTGTGGCACAGACCAAAGCTGTACAGAACGCTGCCGAGGCCGCCGGCAAGGGTGGCAAGGCCGGCAAGAAGGCCGGAAAGGCCGCAAAGCCCAAGGGCGACTTTGCAATTCCGGCAGACGAGGCTGGTTGGTTGGCGCTAGCGGACTCTCTCAACCTCGACACCGTGGCCACCAAGCGGCTCTACAACGAATTGATCCCAGAGCTTCAAGCTGCGGGGTATCCGAACGCACAGATCAAGGGGATCTTGCAGGCGGACGATGCCGACATGGCCGCCAGGGCTTTCATTGCCGAGGAGCGAGCTGCTCTCGGTGAGGCTCTCAGCAAGTCGAACTTCGGGTACAAGCCCGAGCAGATCAACGCCATGAATCTGCGCGACCTCAAGAACACGGTCGATGACGCCGTGCCGAAGAAGAAGGAGCGGCCAAGCGGGATCCGCGGTAAGGATCCGGACGCCGACACCGCCGTCGAGTCAAGGGTTCCCGACGCGAGCCAGACCGCTAGCACCACGACCGAGCTGGCGGCCACGCCAGCCCAAGCGGCAGCTCCCTCCGGTCAGCAGAGGATGACGCCGTTTGAGCGATACCTGGCCGAGAACCAGTTCTCGCAAGACTCCACTGCTGCCCCGCAAGGCGCGTTTCGCACGGAAGTGATTGGCCCGCAAGGCGACTTCCGAGCTACTTCGACACCAGGCGGCGGAATCACCAAGCCGTTCATGGCCGAAGTTGGCCCCGCGGCGCCGAGGACACAGTCGCTGGCTGCGATTACTGATGCGATCCAAGGCATCAAGCCGAAGAAAACCGCAGCGGAAAAGCCGGCCCCCAAGGTTCCGCTCCGTGACCAGCAGCTCGATTCCGCTCGCACCCAAGTCCAAATGGCGGATGTGGGTGAGCCGGCCGACCGGGGCAGCGGGGCGATCGTTGTTGGGCAGGACTTCCGCCCAGGCGAGACTGTTGGCGTTGCCGACGCTACTCCAGCTCGAGGTCGTGCTGCCAGCCCTAGCGTCCAGCCTGCCGCTGCTCCAGAGGTCGCGGCCGGCACTGTCGATGCCGTTCCGCCCGCCGGCCCGAAGAAGCCGTCGATCATGGAAACCGATCCGCTGATGCGGGTTGGATCCGCGACGGCCGGCGCCACCAGCTATGCGGCGAGGAACATGTGGCCTACGCTCCTTGCTGCCACAGGCCTAACAGCGGCCACTGCCTACGGCCTCGGCGCGTTCGGCAGCAGAAAGCCGCAGCCGGCCGCCGGCCCGCAGCCCGCTGGGCCTAGTGGCATGCCCGCTCCCCAAGGAGGCTCGCGGATCATCATCCTGCCCAAGGATGTGCTGAACCAGATGGAGCAGCGGCCGATGCGGCAGCAGCCTCCCATGCAACCGCCTCCCCAGCCGATGCCCCCGCAGGCTGCGCCGCCGGCACGACCGGCTGGCCCCGGCCAAACGACTGACATCATCCGCGCGCTCTCAGGGAGAATGGCGTGATGGACTTGCCCTACACGAACCTTCCGGCTGACGGCCAGCAGATCCCGTCTGGCGAATACCAAGGCCTGCCCGAACCTCCCGGTGCCGAGGAGATGGAGCAGCAGCCCGAGATGCCTCCTCTGCATGGCGTGGATCTCAATATGGCCATGCGGTGGGCCGGCCAGTATCTGATGCCGCACCTGTTTGGCAGCATCGAAGGCCAAGACGAACAGCAACGTCCTTACTAGAGGTGAGCGATGGCCGATCCCGTCAAGATTTCTGCACTGCCGGCTATCTCGTCCGTGCAGCCCAACGACATCATCCCGATCGTTGACTCCGCCCTGACGCAGACCAGCAAGGCAACGGCCGCGCAGATCGCCGGCATCGGTGGTGGCCCCCCTGGCGACAACACGGTAACGAGCGGCAAGATTGCCAACGGTGCTGTGCTGGCAGCGAAGCTCGGCTTTACAGCTACCGACAAGATCGTGGGCCGCGCCACCGCGGGGGCGGGCAACGGCGAGGAGATCACTTGCACGGCGTATGCTCGAGGCCTGCTGGCCAGCGCCGATGCCACAGCGGCGCAGCTGTACCTCAATGCTCTTCAGTCCACGAACAATCCCACGTTCACAGGACAGGTGAAGTTTGCAGACGGCACTGAAGCCGCACCATCCATCACGAACACCGGCAATACGAATACCGGCATCTTCTTCCCGCAGCAGAATACCGTTGGCATCGCCCTCGAAGGCCAAGAGTTTGTGCGGTTCCTGTCAGACGGCACCACGCTCTCTCGAACCTACACCAGCACCAACGCATCGGTGTTGCTGCCGCAGTTCAGTGTTCGTGCATGGGTTGTGCTGGACGGTACTGTTGGCAACACCTATGTCATCAACAATCAGCATCTCATCGCAGCTCGCTACGGCCTCCCCGGTCAGTCGCTCTACTATGACGCTGCAACGGTTGCCCGCATCTCGGCCCTTGAGGTGGCCTACGGCAATTCGGTAATCGCCACCAGCACGACGGCCTATGACGGCCGCACCAACTACACCTCGCCTGGTGACAACATCCACTATCGCTGGAACGGAGCTGCGTGGGTGTCCACAGGCTCACCTGCGCCGAACCCGTGGATCGGCAGCATCACGCTCCGGTCGAGTGCCACCAACACGGTGAAGAGTGGCGGCAACGTCACTTCTATCACAGACGTTCGCAACACCAGCAATGTCGTGGTGGCCGGCACATATCAAATCAACTTTGCTACGCCCATGCCCGACACCTCCTACGCCGTGTTGATCACCAGCAAGCGGTCTGGGAGCTGGGCCGATGGCGGCGACCAGACAGGCGCCAAGACCACCACCTCGGCCATCGTCCAGCACGTTCAAGGCTCCGCGGCCACCGACACATCTGAAATGAACGTCATCATTGTGAGGTAACCCTGTGACCCAGTGCATCATCTATCCGAACGAAGGCACCATCGCCGTCATCCATCCCTGCCCGTGCGGCCTGACTGTGTCAGAGATTGCCCGCAAGGATGTCCCGGCCGGCCTGCCGTATCTGATCATCAGCAGGAGCGATCTGCCCGAGGATCCAACCTACCGCACCGCCTGGACTGCCGACTTCACCAACCCTGACGGCCACGGCATCGGGCCAGATGCCTGGTTTGCGGAGCAGGCTGAACAACACAACGGAGGCTGACGATGGGCATCATCACGATTGATCCGGCAAAGAAGGCAGCTATCGACACCGCAAAGGCACAGGCCGAGCTGGATCGATGGTTTGCCGACAAGGTGATCGAGGGCTTCACGACCGAGGGTGGCTGGCGTCTTGGCATTGAGCCAAATGATGTGACGCTGTTGACAGGTCAGTTCGTCCTCGCCAAGGAAGCCGACGCCGCAGGCCTCGAGCTGCCGCCCGTGATCGACATGGCAGGAGCAGCTCATCAGTTGTCCATGAGTGATCTGACGGCCCTCATGCTTTCCTATGGCCAGTTCCGTGCCGAGCTTTCCGCCGAATACTCCCAGCGCAAGGCAGCAATTGAGTGAATCCTCAATACCAGCAACGACGCGGCACTGCCGCCAAGCTCATCGCCGCAAACGAGCTGCCGCTGGATGGGCAGATCTACTTTGAGAAGGACACAAACCGGATCAAGGTGGGCGATGGGGTGCGGCGGTACAACGATCTGCCGTACCTCGCTTCCACCCCATCGATCTCACAAGTCATTGGGCTGACTGCGGCCCTTGACGGCAAGCAGGCGGCCGGCAGCTACGCGGCTCAAGTGCATGGACACAGCTCGTCCGAGATCACGGACTTTGCCACGGCTGTTGCGGCTGTATCTCCTCCCACTACCAACGCCAGCCTGCTGGTGACGGGAACGCTCGATGCAGCTCGCCTCCCTTCTTCGGTTGTCCTCACCACGGACTCGAGGTTGTCGGATGCCAGAAGCCCACTGACGCACACTCACACTGTGGCGGATGTGACGGGCCTTTCGACAGTAGCCAGTTCTGGAAGCTACAACGACCTCACGAACAAGCCGACGATCCCAGCCGCCGTTACCTACGGCACAACCGCCGGCACGGCTTGCCAGGGGAATGACTCCCGGTTGTCGGATGCGCGCACTCCGACCGCGCACGCGCATGGGAACATTACGAACGTAGGTGCTATCGGAAGCACAGCGAACCTCCCGCTGATAACCACGACCAGTGGCGTCATCACCACGGGTTCATTCGGCACCACAGCCGGCACCTTCTGCCAAGGCAACGATGCTCGCTTGTCGGATGCTCGCACCCCTCTGACGCATGTTCATGCCGCTTCGGACATAACGAGCGGGATCATCGCAGCCGCTCGGCTTGGCACCGGCATTCCCGACAGCACTACGTTCCTGCGTGGCGACGGCACTTGGCAAGTTGGAACTGGTGGATCGGGATCAGGCATCACGCAGGCCGACGCCGATGTGCGGTATGTCAACACGGCTGGCGACACCATGACCGGCAACCTGACTGTGTCTGCGACAGGCGACCGGATTGTCGCCGTCACCAGCACAAGCGCGGGCAGTGCGTCAATTAACGTAACTTCTGGCGCAAACGCTGGGCAGTTGTCGCAATTGGGAACGACACTTTACGCCACGAACTATGCGTCCGGCGGAATTATGGCCTTCACTCAAGCGGGTGCGGGAACCATTCGCCTTCTGGTGAACAATATCATTGCCCTGAGTGCGACCGACACGACACTCACTACACCCGGCTCTGTCGGCATCGGCACGACTGCGCCAACAACCAAGTTGCATGTGTCCGACACTGCTGCTGCACCGCAAATCTTGGTGACCTCTGCCAACACCAG